GGCTGCCACAAAAGGAGCTGCCATTGCAAGTGCGGTGGCTCCTGCCGCATACATTGCCGGAATGGCGACCCCTGTCAAAGCCGTGCCAAATGCCACAATTGCTATTTGTGCTTCCGGTGGTATGCAGTTTAAGATAGCCGCTCTAATACCGCTCTCTTGTAAAACGGCTGCAAAATTACTCAGCCATCCGCCTATGGAGCTAAACAGCTCCGGTAAATTCAAGGCCTCAGCGATAGCAAGTCCGGTCTGAGATGCGACCTGTCCAATCCCATCCATAAGGTTCGACCAAGTACCTAGGACTGTACTGCTTTGCTGCGCCATCATTCCGCCATAACGGCTTTCCATGCCGGAAACCAAGGCATCTAATGCCATCTGACTATCTACCATACGCTTGGTAACCATATCCTGTGCCGTTGCTACATCAGTGCCAAGCTTATCTGCTAAAAGCTGCCAGGCAGGAATTCCAAGCTCTGTAATCTGCATCATTTCCTGGCTGGCAAGCTTACCCTTAGCCGCAATCTGCCCCAGAGCAATGGTTAAACGGTTAACACCATCCTGTCCTGCCCCTACGCCTGCCGCAGCATCACCCACAGCGGTAAGCGTAGGAATAATCTGCTCAGCGGTAAAACCAAAAGCAAGGAACTTCTGACTGGCTTTTGTGACATCATTAAACTCAAAAGGAGTATGAGCTGCAAAATCCTGCAGTTCTTTGACAAAGGCAGCAGCTTTTTCCGCACTTCCCAGAATATTAGTCATAGCAACCTGCACGTTTTGCAGTTCACCACCTGCTTTAACCGCATATACGCCTAATGCCCCAAGAGCGACTCCCAAGCCCTGCAGTACAGTTACAGCCTTGCCAGAAAGATTTAAGCCTTCAGAACCGAAGGCAGATTTGAGTTGCCTTTTAGTAGCTGCAATCTCTTTTCTTAAATCTGAAGAATCTGCCCCTATTTTTACTAATAATTCTGCTACCGTTGACATTCATCCGCCTCCTTCCGTTTAGCATAAAATTCTTTGAAAAATTCTTCTTTTTCTCGCTCTTTGACGCCGGCTGTTTTTTTCGGCAAAAATGGTTTCATAAGCTTTTCCGGGGTTATTCCTTTCACTTGGGTAGCCATGAGATTAGCTGTAAAATAAGACATCGTCCAAAGCGTGGTCAAACGTCTTTGGTCATACCCTTCTGCAAGCTTTGTCAGCTCCAGCGGTGAAAGCTTGTAAAATTCCTTAGGCTTTAAAGCAAGTGGGCCGTAAGCAATGCCCTCTGCCCATTTAAGCCAATCAAAAAAAGAAGGGACTCTCTTCCCTTCCTTTAGTTTTTTCTTTCTGTTTCCAATTCTTCTTTGCTATTTTCCGTCATTTCTTCCGGGAAAAGCTTATAATATACAGCCTTGCCTAGGATGCCGGAACCGGCGATGCACTTAACTACCGGAATCTGAATATCTGTTTCAAGGTCAATGCCTTCATCCACCAAATCCTGCAACTTATTTGCATACCATTGGGGCGTACGCATTTTATGGTGACGCAATGCCACGCTTAAAATGATGGTAAGCATTCCTAAATCAAGGTTCTGATTTTTAATAATCTCTCCGGCAGGTTTTCCTGTCATCCGTTCAATATCTATCAGCCTGCCGATATTTAAAAACATATATTCATTTTCTCCAAATAGCGGAAACTCAACCTTCTTCATTTACCGTACCTCCTGTTTTCAAATCAGATAATGGACCTGCTCCGGAAAGCGTTCCCTTTAAGGTAGCTACATCATCATGAGGTGTGGAAAGACTGCACTCTGTAAGAGATGCCCACCCGGTCAAATAGCTTTTATCCGGATATTCAAACTTAATATGAACCTGCTTGTTATTTAAAAAAGCAGCTTCTAAGAATTTTGCTCCCGTATCTCCGGCGAGGTAAACGCTTTCTAAATCAATGGACCAACTTCTAAGACCAGGTAATGTAGCCTTCCAGCCACCGCTTGTTTTGTCTGATGCATCGATTTCATCTGCCTTACGGGATAAATCCCCACTTCTCTGCCCTCCTACCAAAGTCCAGGTAGGACTTGTCTCAGTTGCTCCTGTATTCACATACAGAAGATAATCCTTGCCTGCCGTTGCCTTACTGGTAGTGGCCGGCTCTGCAAATACTGTGTATGCCATTAGTTTTCACTCCTTTGTAAATTCTGAATTAATATGACTAAACTTATTACTCCGTTATACCCGGTTTCTTCTTCCGGATAGGCTTCAAAGAAATCCACCTGTTGACGGATGGCTGCAAATGCATCAGCACTTAAATCTATTTGTTTTGTCTGCAATAACACAATTACCCTGTTAGCAATGCTGTTAATCTCAAACTTGCCCTTGTAGGTTGACCAAATGTTAAGCTGCACCGTTACTTCCACTATATCCTCGTACTTTGTGCCTGCCTCTTTACAATTAAATGCACCAAGCGTCATAAAAGGCGGTTTTGCCGTTTCCGGCACATAATCATAAACAGGCACTTTTTCATGTGCTCTAAGATACGCAATTAGAGCTTTCTGCAGTGCATTTAATGGTATACGTTTCACTTATTAAGCACCTTCTTCATACTGGACACTATCTTAGGTTCTTCTGCTTCAAAGCTTGGCTCGATAAAAGGCCTGCCTTTTCTGGCTGGTATTTTGGCACTTTTTCTGAAGATAACTTCCCCTCCTGCCGCAACGGTTAAAGCTTTTTTGTTTTTAGGGCGAACAATATGTGCCTTAGCACCAAATTCCACAATATGTGCATAAGGCGTTTTAGCCCTGACTGTTCCTTCTGGCTTACGTCTGTCGAACCCGGATTTTATGGACTTTTTAAGTTTTCCAGTTCTTTGGCTTACCTTCTGCCTTGCACCTCTGGCAATATTTTTCGTACCATCCTGCAGTGCATTTTCAATACCAAGGCGTGTTTTACCATCCCAGGCACTAATACCGTTCAACGCTTTTGTTAAATCATTACTGGTAACCTTCGCATAAAACTTCATTACACACCCTTCTCATATTCAACTATTTCTATGAAGGTGCTGTCCTTATAGAATCTCTCTACCGATACAATCTCATATTCCCTGCCCTGCCATAAAATATGCCAGCCCTTCTTGAGGTTAAGATAGGTACGTGTTTTCAGCATCACGTTATTAACGGCATTCGGAGTATCAAAAACCTGCTTGCCGGTATATTTGGACTCTTTAACTTCAACCCAC